CCACATTCGCCCGGAAGCGGACGGGAACGGGCCAATATTCGAACCATAAAAGCCGATGTTATTGTGCTTAATGAGTTCTTTTCTTATCTGAAAAATGTTGCTTGATTTGCCTTATGAGTAAAAAATACCCCATAGTCTACAAGTGGATGAAATGCAAGAATGACACTAATTCAGGCCATCCGTTACTAGATGTTGATGTTTACGAAGATTGGATGGAAATAGAATGCCCTGTTTGTAAGACAAAGCATGAGTTGACGGATAGTCATTTGGACGCATATTCTCAACATGAATTGCCGTTCCCCACCTATATTTTAGCACCTGTTTTGATATTGGGATTTTATCAGTTAGGGCAATTAATTAAATTCGTCATTGAGCTATGGAAAACCTAGAGCCATACATACAAGCTATTGACTTGCTGCTTAAACTCTTCGCCCTACTCTTTATCTTCGCATGGTGGCACGGTGGAGTAAAAGTAAAGTTCATTGCTACTTGGTGGGCGGTACTAGAAGATCAAGACGGCGACGAAGTAGAACACATTGTAGAGATTAACGAAAGGTTTGAGAAAAAGGGAAATGGCTAAACACCACCAACCATTTAAGCAGTGCAACAACTGCAACCGTCTAACAGGAGGCAAGGAAGAAATAACCGTTTGCGCTCACTGTGGTAGTGATGATATTGCAGAGCCAAGCGACGAACTGCCGTTTGCGGCCTCACTGCTTGAATTGACTTTTTCTACTGACCTGGAAGAGTTAAAGGAAGAGATTGCAGCACTTACGCCGGAAGATGTGGAGGGAATAAAAGCCGAATTTAATCATAGTGAGCAGGCTATAGCAACCGCTGGCAAGATGATAGTAGAGGGAATTAAGGTATTAACCGATACTGGTAAATTAGACCTTAGTGATATTGGTAAAATTATAAATGACAATGAACAACTTTAAGGACATTTGCCCGGAGGATGAAGGCGTGTTACCATTGTTAGCCGCTTGCGTACACGAGCAAGTGCCAATAGACGAAGCCTTTGTAGAGGGGCTAAAGAAAAGATATGATATTGAGCAATGGGAAGCTGATTTGCTGATTAGTTCCTATGCTGCTGCTGATTGCATCTACCATGTTGATATATCGACACCAACTTACAATGGATTTGTTCACTCGTATGCTGGCTCACGTTTGGAATTAACCATTACGCTTACATACGGCCGTTCTCACGAACTCAAATTTTCATTCAGTAAGAGGAAAAATGTTTAAAGTAATAATAGCAGGAACAAGAAGATTTGACAACTACGACCTTTTAAAAAGTCGATGTGATAAGTACCTAGCTGACAAGGAAGATATAATTATTGTTTCTGGCTGCGCTGATGGGGCCGACGCACTTGGTGAGAAGTACGCAAAAGAGCGTGGGCATTTAATCAAGCCATTTCAAGCCAAATGGGATGAATTAGGGAAGATGGCAGGCCCGATAAGGAACAAGGCAATGGCTGATTATGCAGATGCCTTGATAGCTTTTTGGGATGGTAATTCACGCGGTACAGCAAATATGATAGAGATAGCCAAGAAAAAAGGTCTTCCAGTTAGGATAGTTGAGTATAGTTAGACAAAAACGAAATAATTACGCCTGCTCTCTAAAAAATCCCTTCTATTTACTAAAAGTTGCTTTATTTGAGCAACAAATTATAATTATTTGCGTATATTTGCTTAACACAAGTGACGTGCTCTTAGTATGTTCATTTGTCTTGCTGTATCTTTACGCCCGGTGTTGGTTTGTCTGACACCTGGGCCTTTCAGCAAGTAGGAAGCATTCATTTTTATCTTTTTATACGTGGGCCGGTATTGTCGTGTTGGAAGTGGTTTTGAGTTTTTCGATAGGGTATTGATTTCCGGCCTACTTTTTCTCATTCACAGCGAGACAGATGATAGTGAATGAGGTATGAGAATAGACTACGCGAAACTATCTAAACTGCCGCTACTAGAGACGGCTAATTTCAACTTTGCTTTAGCTTGCCGACACTACGAATTAACTGTTGAGCAAGCTAGTGGTATTTACGCTGAAATGTTTACCACTGGCGACCCCTACGAGATACACCACTTTGTAGGGACAGACTGCAAAGTTAAGAAGTACTTTTTTACAGGCTTTGCACTAGCAGCCTACCTGTCAGACAAGTACGACACCAAAATGTCAATACACCATATATTTTGCGACATCTACGATTTGACAGAAAAGCAATTCCAAACCGACCGATCAAGCCAAACCGATATAAACCGGGTGATAAGCTCCATTTGGGGCTTTCAGCAGGATAGAAAATTAATCATCGACCCAGTACGCGCTAAGTCAGTAGCTAGTGAGGCAATGAAAAAGGCGTATGGGCAAATTGAGGAAATGATATGAGTTCTGACAACGACACCGACTACGAACCATTAGAACGCTTTCAGTGCAATGTAGCCGCTAACGCTAATCTAAGGATAGCATACAAATCCTTTGCTGAAATATGGCCCTGCCCTGACATCATTAGCGAAGAGGAATACTTTGCCATTAGAAAGCGGTTGAGTATTCTTTTGACAAAATCCCATGAGGCCATTGATAATTCGGAATCAATGATAAGTGATGAAGGAATACTTTGACAAAGACTCTGGTATAACTGTTCAGGTCTACGAAGCCCAAAGTGTAACCTATGAGTTTGAAATGGGAACAGGCTATAAAACAAAAATATTGACTCCACTGGATAGCTGTGATACAGTAGAGTTTATTCAGTGAGAAAAGAAGGAACATGGAACACCTACAGGAAATAAACACATTGGTTAAGGGTATCGACAAAACTGAACAGTATCTATCTAAGGTGCTTGATATTGGCTTCACTGGCCAAAAATGGGAAAAGCAAACGTGCTTAGATATTACAACCCACGAAAACAACCGCTACACCCTAAACGACCTACGCGGAGTAATTAGCGAAGAGGCTATGACAAGGTGTGTTGATGCCTTCAAGAGCTTGCTTGTATCTGAGCTACATCAAGTACTAAAGGAACAAAAACAGGAATTGAGCCAATACAATATTACTAAGGAATAAAAGAACCAAAACGTTTTACCCTACCCTAAAAACCCCCTATTGTTGACAAGGTAGAAAAGTGTATTAGTGAATTATGAGTAAGGAACCAGTGCGTAAAAAGAGGGCTGCAAAAGGGCCAAGTGCTAATGTACGCACCGAAAAAGAGCTTGCAGAAGACCTAAAGCGCATTTGTGAGCTTCGCAAGGAAAACTACGGATGGACTACTATTGCCCGTATCATCAATAGCGAAAGAGACTATGAATTAAACTTCACTGTTTATTATAAGCAGTACAAGTTAGCGGTAGGAAAGGAAGCAGAAAAGGCAAGCGCCGACGTTAACGAACTACGTGAAGCGGAAATATCCGAGTTGCAATGGGAGATAAAAGAACTGCAACAAGCCTGGGAAGACTCTAAAGGCGTACAAGCTAAGAAAACGAGTAAGTCGGGCGGTGACGATGAAGGCGGCTCAGTTCAGGTCACAGAGTGGGAAGAATATGGCGACCCCCGCTACATGGCCGAGATTGCCAAACGCCGGGAAAAGCTTTCTAAACTTCAGGGGCTAGACCAGGCGGTAAAAGTTGACCACACCACCAACGGCGAATCTATCAACCCATTCGACCCCACCAAGTACACCCCTGAGCAGCTAAAGCAAATGGCATTGCTTCTATCCCAAGCCAAAGAGTAGTGTTTTGTCGGCTTTACCTCAACAACTGCTAAATATAGACCCTGACGCAATAATCCGTGCCGCTAAGATTGAGAACTTCAAGGCGGGGGATTTTGAGTTGGTCGGTTTGTTCCCTAAGCAAGAGGAAGCAATGCGCATCCTGACCCAAGATGGTGAGGTGCGCCAACTGTTATACGGTGGTGGTAAAGGCGGTGGTAAGTCAGCGTTGGGTGTGTTGTGGCTTACGTTTATGTCATTAGCCTATCCCGGCACTAGATACTTTGTTGGCCGTAGTGAGCTAAAGAAGATCATGCAGTCTACATGGATGACTGTACAAAAGATGTACGAGATACATGGTTTGAAAGTTGGCGTAGACTATAAGTTTAACGGCCAGATGAACTACATACAGTTCACTAATGGCAGCAGGATAGATTTTCTTGATTTCCGGCGCATCCCATCCGACCCTGACTATACGCGGTACGGTTCATTAGAATTTACTAGCGGCTGGCTAGAGGAAGGTGGTGAAATTAATGTAGGCGCTTTCCATGTGGCTAAAATCATCATCGGTCGGCACAAGAATAAAGAGTACGGAATTAAAGCAAAGCTATTGGTGACTTGCAACCCGGCTAGAAACTGGATGTACTACGAGTTTTACCGGCCATTTATTAATGAGACTTTGCCAAGTACACGGGCATTTATTCCGGCTCTTGTTGATGAAAACACATTCATTGACCCTGACTACCGGGCGATTCTGGATGAACTGCAAGGCAAAGACCGCGCACGCTTATTGCTTGGCAATTGGGAATATGACGACGACCCCCACCGCCTAATAACAAACGAAGGAATCGACGCACTCTTCTATAATTCCATGCTACCTACTGGCCGTAGATGTATCACTGGTGACATTGCCCTACAAGGTTCTGACTTATTCGTTCTGGCCTACTGGAACGGATTTAGGTGCGAAGAACTGGTATATATCCGCAAGTGTGACGCAAAGCAAGTAGAGGAAGCGGTACGAGCTATGGCAGAGCGCAATAAGGTCTTTTCCATGCGTGACATCTGCTTAGATACGCAAGGTATCGGCAGTTGGCTCACAGCATATCTAAAAGGGTGTGTTAGCTACGTTTCCAACAAACGACCAAAGAAGCGCAAAGGAGACAAGAACTATGCGACCATTAACGATCAAGTAAGTTTTCACCTAGCTAACCGTATCAACGAGAAAGGCGTATTCGTCAACCCTGAACGAATCTTTGAGTACGTACCCAAGACGGGAAAGATGGAAGCGGTTGAATCTGTCGAAGTGTGGGAGATGATAAACGAAGAGTTACAGCAGGTCAAAGACGCTGGTATTGAAGATGGCAAAGTACGTATTGTCCGCAAGGATGATGTAAAGCAAGTGTTGGGCCGTTCTCCTGACTTTTGGGATAATTTCAAGTGTCGGGAATACCTGGAATTGTCCGGTACAACTTATTCAAGCTTCTAAGGATGAAATACGCGGCTCTGTTGGCTTTTGTTATCTTTTGTGGGTGTTCGCCTTACCGTGCGGTTAAAAGTCCATTAAAAGGCGTTTCTAATGACTGTAGATGCAAATACGAGCAGCTTGCAGTAAACTACTACCGTCACACGCTTACTGACCTCATACACGATGGATTGCCCGACTCTATTGCAGTAGATAGCGCACAAATAGAAACGCACCGCTACATAGGGCGTATTCAGTTAGCCGTAATGCGCGGTGCGGTCTTTAGTTGTGGGTGTAATGGGGTTGCGGGGCGTTAGACAAAACAGGCAAGATACTCGCCGTCCTCAATCATCCAGTTTAGCAAAGCAAGTTCTTTTACTTCACCTTCTGTTATTCCGGCTTCGATTAGCTTGTCAATATCTGCACTGTAAACTTTATCGTGCGTAGCGCCTTGTACTATATTGTCGGTGTACTTAGCAATGATCTGCAACCCTTTGTAGCAGTTATCACCTTCCCATTTTGAGTCAGTGTTGTCAAAAACCTGTTCAAATAATTCTTTGTTCATCGTTTTACGTGTTTTGGTTATGGTAAGTTAATCTTCATCAATTAAAGCGATTATCTTTTTCCGGCAAATCTTACACCCTGGCAACTCTTCATCGCAGTTTTGATAACCGCCGTCAACGGGGCTTTTGCCAATGTCACCTGATAAGTTCCGTCCGCATAAACTAATGCCGTTATCAGCTACAGCGTGGGTAACACCCCTAATATAGCCAGCGGAGTAGGAGTCATACCAGAATAGGTGGTAGTCTTTTGGTGTATTCATTTTACTGCTCTTCATACGCATCCTTCAAAATAAGCGGATGGTCTGGTTTAAGAATATCGAAGTAGCCCCGCCAACCTTTGATACGGTGTGTACCGTTCGGATTGCCTATTGCTAGAATATCTTCTTTGTTAATCCACTCTGCTTCGGACTTGTAGCCGTAAAGAAAATGGCAAAGAACTTGCGTATCATCCATTGTGGTAATGCTACTTACTATAATTCCCCCGCCGTCGCCTACGCCGTCTACGCTGTTATCGGTTAGGAATTTGTATAGTGTAAGTGCATTCATTAGTCCTCAATTAATAGTTCAATAATTTTTCCGTCAAGCGCATAAAACGCCTGAAAGTGTTCGGCCTCATCTTCCGTATCAAATAGATGCGGATTGCCTGTTGCCTCACCACAGTAAAACAGATCATGCGAGTATTGCAAGTCTGCTAAATCTTATGTTTGGATAGGTTTAAGTATTGCGTACATGGTTGTTAGTTAAATCCATTAATCCAATTGCGCATTTGCACAACAGTTGAAAGATTGCCACTAAGTAGCAGGCTCATGCCAAGCTGTAAAGCAAGGTGGTCTTTTGTTCCTTCGTGCTTTGACATATCCGAATTGAAGCTTGCAAAAGCGCCTTTTGTGTCACCTTTATCAAGGTATTCGTTCGCGCGTGCCTTGCACCACTGTAAATGCTCAGTTCTGTTCATTTCTCTTTACTTTAATTCACCTCAAAAATACAAACATTAAGCCATAAAAACAAGTAATAAAGAAATATAAAGCAGAATAGAAAGCAGAAATTTGCTTTGCAACTGCTTTTTATATGGAATTTCAGGAAATAAGGGATATTGTAGAGCACCACATTGCCACAGGTGAGCGGCACGAGCACTACGATTTATTTTGCCACATAGCTAAAGAGGCTAGAGCCTTTGTGACTGGTGAAGGTCAAGAGGTAATGATAGGCAGCATTAGGCCAGACGAAGACGAACACCAAAAGATGGTTCGCATTCAGGTCAGTGAGCCGAAAACGCCCGAAGCGATTGCCCCGGTAAAGACGGTGGTAAGCAAGGTGTACCGATCTGACGGTATTACGTCAACATACGGCGACAGCTACCCGGATGACCGCAAAGCAAAGCTAGAAAGTGCGCTTAGTGCCTTTTCTGGTGGAATGTCACTTTCTCAGTACTTGGAACTGCAACAAAGCCACTACGAGTTTGTAGACCCTAATGCGTGGCTGATTGTAGAGCGTAAAGACCGTTACAGCTCAGAGAATACCATCATCAGTACTCAACCTTACCCGGTGGAGTTTACCTCACATGAGGCTATTAATTATGGCATTGAAAATGGTGTACCTATTTGGTTGCTTGCGCTACGTGAAGGCGTTGAATTTGTAGACGGTAAAGAGTACAAGACGGAAAACTACTACTTCTACACGGCAGGTAAGACGGTGTACTACCGCGAACACATTGACATTAGCGTACTGTCTGCCGAAGACTTGGTTAACCTTATCACTGTTGAAGTGGACAAAGACAAGCCGCGTTACTTTGTAGCCGAAGACCACGAGACAGGAAGTAAGGAGTTCCCCGGCGACAAATGGGGCGCATATCGTCACAATGCACATGACGACCTGACCGTAAAGCAGCCGTTTTATTATGGCGGTAAGTACCTGTTGCAATCCATCCTGAAAAAGTCTAGCCTGAAAGATGTGTGTATCTGGAAGCACGTCTATCCCAAGATGTACGCCTATGACGAAAAGTGCGATCACTCAACGGAGCACGGTCATTGCGACGGCGGTAAAATTGGTAACCAGGAATGCCCCGCTTGCAAAGGAACAGGCTCTAAAATCCATCGCAGCGAATTAGACTTTATCCGCATTGCTATACCGCCAAATACAGAAGATGCCCGCGAACTAATTCCAGTAGACTCTTTTGTTCACTATGTACGCCCGCCGCTTGAAGCTACTCAGTTTATTAGTGACGACTTAGCTGATGATATGCAAGCCTTTTTCCTGACTGTCTTAAACAGCAACAAAGAGCAACAAGTATTCGCACCGCGTACCGCTACGGAAGTGACCTTTGACACGGAGAACATGAACAACGCGTGTAAGCCTTTCGCCGACCAAAACAGCCGTCTAAACGAAAAGGTAACGCGGGTTTCGGCTCAGTACATGGAAGAGGATGAAGGATTGGTTTACAATCACTCGTTTGGTAAGAAATTGGGTCTTGAAAGTTCCGATTATCTAGCCTCACAAATTGAGCGTGCTAAAGGTGTAAATGCTGGCTTTGAGATCATCAACGCCTATTATGCCAAATGGCTGGCTAAGGAATATCCAGAACAGCCGGAAGTAGCAAATAACTGGTTAGCATTTGAGCGGCACAAGCCATTTGCAGGGTTTAGCGAAGGGGCGGTGTTCTCCATTATTCAGGAACGCGACAGTAAAGACTTTGATCGCGTACTATTTGAGAATTGGGATAGTATTAAGCGCAACATCATGCAAAGTCAGCCCAAATTTTACACCCTGAGCTATCAGCGACAATCTGATATTATCCGCACGGAAGTAGATAGCAAGATTGCACGCATTCAATTTAGGCAGGAAGCGCAAACAGTACCGTTAGACCTCGCTGGTGCTTTTGATGATGCAGCGTAAATGCTTTATTTTGCTTATATTTGATAGTAAATAAAGCAATTCTATATGAATGACTTACACCTTCATTTGCCGCAAGTTGCACAGTTAACGATAACAAGTGCAAAGAAGACTAAGAAGCAAGCGCATCTAAAACAATTGGATGAGCTAGACCCTGAATTTAGGGATATGATAGAGCAGGTTAATTATTTCAATTCAAAAAAGTCTACGCTGTGTCCATCTTGCCGCGTAAGTGGATTCTGTAGACAAAAAGTAAAATGGCAATGATTACATATTTCACCCATAAGGATTTAATTGATTTCGGCAACTACTTGCTGTCAGAAGAACGCCGCGAGCTTTACGAAAGTCATCCGCTTTCAGATAGTATGCCTAGTTTGGAAGAACGCCTTTCGCAAGTTTCTCACGCTGATGTTGAGAATTTTATTAAGAAATCACAAGAAACGTGTCAAGAGGCAGAAGCGCAGTTTTTCACACACGGAAACTAAGAGTACCGCTATATAACAATAGGGTTGTATTAATCCTTTCTGATAGCGCAAAAGAAGTGAATGCTTTTTTGGCAGAGTGCTCCCAAGGTGAAGCCCCGGCAGATATATTCATCGAAGATGCTGACCTATATGCGTCGGTGACTCATGGGGTGTACATTCAAGACGGGTTGGATCACGAGTGTCAATATGTGGTATTTAATCACAAGAATCCATACAAGAAGTTGTCCTACGGCACAATTGCACACGAAGCCTACCACGTACTTGGTGGGGTGTTCCATTACATCGGGGTTGACTTACAAGGAGATGAACCGGGCGCATATCTGATGACATGGCTAGTTAACCAAATGATGGACTTTCTAACGGAACACAAAGTAAAGCTAGTAACTGATGACTTAAAGCCGTTTGAATAATGCCCAATTATAGAGAATGGATAAACGAGCGTGAGCGCCTTGTAAACGACTTGCAAAGCGGATTGAACGGACGGGTAAGAAGTCTGCAAGATCGTCTTTATAGGCAACTGGTGAGGCTTACAGCGGAATTAGAGACGGATAACTTAGGCCGTGTACGTCGCACCAACTCAATACCGGGCATTCAACGCAAGATCAACCGCGTATTTGAGAAATATGTAGTTAACGTAAAGCGAGGCATTATTCCTTGGATGGTAAAAGGGGTTTTGCGCTTGCTTGGTGTGAATACTAACTACTTCAAGTCGTTCAACCGATTCGATTTTAAGACGGTGCGCAATGTGGCTGCTAAGAGGTACTTGCAGCAATTAGGATTCAATGCAGATACCGGAACAGTTAAAACAGGCAGTTGGTTAGATGGCCTAAGTAGTTCACTAGACACCAAGATAGGCGTAATGCAGCGTTTTTCTAATGCTATTCTTTCGGGCATATCGCTAAAGCTGTTCTCTAACCTATTTGAAAAGGACTTTATCAGCGGTTCGGGCCTTAACTTACAAAACCACTGGCAGACGCATACCAGGACGCTTTTTATGTCGCTGGATAGGTCAATGCAAACCTATTACGCTCAGGAACTAAAGCTAACCTACTACCTTTATTCAGGTACGATAAAGAACAATACACGAGACTTTTGTAAGCATCGTGTAGGCCGCGTCTATACGGAAGATGAGGTAAGAAGCTGGCAAAATCAGAACTGGAAAGGCAAAATACCTGGTGCTGACATCTTTACTGCGTTGGGTGGGTATCGGTGTCGCCACCATTTATCAGCCGTGTCCGAACAAATTGCAAAGCGGTTGGCTAAGACGCGGGGCGGGGTTAATAGTTATGCTTAGGCGTTTGGTAAATTACCTCATGTCTACAGTTGTAGCCGGTAGCCGGTCGGTGAAAGTGCTTGACGATGTACCTTTTACCGAAAAGCATCTTGTAAACAATTACGGTTCTATCTTCCTTTACCTCTGACTGTCTCTTAATAAACAGCAGCGCAAAACGCTCCAATAGGTTAGTTGGCGTTGGCTTTTGAAGCTTCACCGTCTTGATTTTCGGTATTACTGTTGTGCAAAATGGTCTACTCATGTTTTTCTATTTTATTTACCACACACTACAATAACACCTTTCATTCCCTGGTGTTGGTTCTCCGTAATGTGTACAGTAGTTAGAAAATAGTTCGATTCGTTCGTCGGGCGTGAGGGCGTTTATTTGTCTTGCAATGTGTTCTTGAATTTGACGCTTGAGTCGATCAATTGCGGGCTGAAGTGAGCTACCTTGTGTTATCATAGGCGGCACGCTAATGCTCCTATACTCGCTATTCCCTTTAGTTGTTCGCTGGTGGTGTCCTATCCTTATGGTGTCGTCGTCAATAAAGATAGTTGGTATTAGGTGTGCCATAGATTCCCAATTCGCTGGAATAAGTGAAAGCATTCTGTCAATGCTGTAAAACCAATTAGGGTCGTCGTGAGCATCTTTTCTAAAATCATCCACACTGGTCCACGTTTGAGCACCTGAAAGAGTGACAAAAGACTCTGTAACAGTATCGTAAAAGGCAAATTCCTTTTCGCCTTCATTGATTTGGTCGGATAGGTTTATGAATCTTAGCATAAGGCTATGTCTTTAATCTTCTTTTTCGTTTTAAAGGTAATGCTTTAAAAAACGCGCTGCTTGAAAGTTTCAGGGTAAAATTCCTTTTGCAGCTTTTGAAGTAGCTTAAGTGCAGGATGATGAACCCGCAACAACCCCTTGTCTTTGGAATATAGGTTTGCGAGTTGTTTTACTGCACTTAGCTTAGAGCCTTTAGAAAACTTTTCAATAAGCTCTACTTGCGTATCAAGGTCTAATGTGTTGAAAAATTCTTCCATTGTCTTTGATTTAAAGCGCCTCTTCATAATCACAATGAGGGCAACTAATTGATATATCGTAGATGCCACCAGAAGGACACCCGCGAACGATTAATGTTTCTCTTTTGCCGTTATCGTATTCCCAGCGCAAGTTAAATTCAGCTTTGCACTGTGGGCAGGTTTGGGTTTTCAGTTTGGGTACTTTTGATAACTCGCTTTCATCGTACCATAGGCCGTTAGTGGACAAGTATTGCCATTCGTTAGCTAGGTAGCCGTAATCACTGGTGATAATTTCAACAACCCCGTCTGCTAGGTGGTACGCCCGGTCTTTATACTTTGGTTCTGGCCTGTTCATTGTTCAAATCAATTTGCCTGATAAATAATATCCTTCATCTTAGCCCCGCAAATTAGCTCAATGCCTCTGAGTATTTCGTCAAGGCGTTCTAATGTGATGTGGTCGAAGCCGTAAAGATGAAAGTTTCCGTCGCTCCAAAAGTTGCCACTATAACTCATTCTGCTTCCAGACTGCTTTCATCGTTCAACTGCTTTTTAAATGAAGAAAAGGCCGGGGGTTAGTCCGGATTAACCATTAGCCAATCTGCTAAATTGGCGCTATCGAAAAAACTGCCATCATCGCAATAAGATTCAATTACACAGCTTGAATAATTGCTGTATTCGAACCCTTCTACTAATGTAACAAGCTCCACTAGTGAATTAGTAGTTAGCACAACTTTAGCGGGTCTGACCATTACTCCCGTCTCGGGGTCTACCAATTTCGCCTGAACTATTTTGTACATCATTGCTTATGTGGTTTAATCTTGGCGTAAGATAGGGTATTTAATTACGCAAAGCAAGCAATTGAGCAATAAAAATACAAACTTTAACACTTATAATGCTTATATTTGCTTAAAATAAAGTGAATATGAGTAGCGAAACACAAACGCCACAAATGATTTGCGACCTAGAGACTAATATAATCGAGTGGGCGCAAGAGAAAGAAATTAATAACCCTTACAAGCAACACGCAAAATTTACAGAGGAAGCCGGAGAGATGGCCGGGGCGATGCTGAAGGGCCACAAAGAAAACTTTGTAGAAGAAGCTGGTGACGTTCTGGTGGCACTGGCTATCCTGCTGAATCAAAATGGCACGTCTTTTTCTGTAGCTATGCAAGCTGGCTGGGATAAGATCAAAGACCGCAAAGGCAAGACAGTGAACGGAACTTTTATAAAGGAAAGCGATTTGGTAAATGAGTAACTGGAACAAAGTAAATAGCGAAATGTACTCGCTAACAGATGGCCCCTATCATTGCATAGTGCGTGAAAGTGGGCAAATGTACTACTGTGAGGTATTTAGGAATGATGATTTGATACTTGTCTCAACTGTTGAGGGCTTGCAGGAGACTAAAAACACCTGTGAGATAGAAATACTAGCTGACTTGCAAAAGAGGGGGTTGTTTAATGTCATGCTCACTAAAGAGATGTTTGAAGAGTCCGAAGTAGAAGAAACCGTAATAGCCCAAATACGCAAACGCCGCGACGTAGGGCGTGATAAATACGGTACTACAATGGAACGGGAAGACCTATCTTTTTTAGAGTGGCTTCAACACTTACAGGAAGAACTATTGGATGCTGCTATTTACGCGGAAAAGCTAAAGCGGGAACATCGTAAAGAGTTGCTACGTGATATGATTGCGGATGATGAAAATAGCGGGCTGTATGAAGCTTAAACAATTCTCTACCAGGATATACACCTATGACCACCACGTAAAGGGGCCGTGCGAGTGGATAGGGCCAGTTGTTGTGGCTGTCAATGCGGCAGAAGCACAAGCGTATTTAGATGCGCATGGCATGGGTTATTGCAAAGTAGTCGGCCAGTATGTTTGCAATACTGAGGATGGAGAAATAGAAGTGCTAGATAAAATTTTTCATTTGAGCTAAAAAGATAATTGTCATCTTTCTTATTTTCCCCGGCTGCTGTTTAGTGGTCGGGGTTTTCTTTTACTCCAATAAAAAAGCCTCACCCGTAAAGGCAAGGCTAACAAATCATAATCTCATAAAAAAAGACGACCTAAATCTTTTCAAGTGCAATATATGCTTTTTTGCTTAAAATTGCTTAATTTTGAGTAAATTATTTGCTTAATGAATAAAGTAGTAGCTTTTTCTATAGGTCATTCGGTGTTGGCTATAATTGCAATAGTGTCTGCGTTTTTAACAGAAGACCTATTTATGTTTTTCATTGCTATAGGTGTCACTATCCCTGCTGTTATTTCTGTAATAAATGTTTATCAGCATGGTAGAATTTTTGAGCTAGAGAAAGCTGCCAATCAAAACGAACAGCCAACAACGGGCAAGCACGTCACCGGACTAACCATTTTTGAAGATGGCAAACCAACGGGGGGCTACCTATCCGCGTTCAAAGCACCAGAAACGCCCAACGCTGGCTATTACGACGAATCAGAATACACTAACCCGCCATCATTCAGCAGCCCAGGTTTTACCACCCGCTACAAATACCCTTTCGGCTTGCCTGTGGTTGTAGCCGTTACCAATACGTTTGAAGATGATGTGTCATTAGACATTTACGAAACGGTTTGTTTGTTCAATTCGATTAATACTACTATATCAGAAGGTGGCTTTAGTGGAGAAATGGACTTTGGCGAAGGTATTAGTGCCACGTGGAGCCTTATAGCTGGCGATGAAGAACTAACAAGCGAAACGGCAAGCCTAGAATACCTACAAGCCCTACTAAGCAAGGCAGAGGCCGAACAAGACTTTGAACGCGCCGCACAGCTTAGAGACCAAATAAACGCGCTTAAAAATGACTAGAAAGCCCAATTTGCCGGGTACGCTGGTTCCTATATATGACGATGTTAGCCAGCAGATACGTGCCACGCATGATGGCTACGGATTGCTTGGCAGTACGTCAACACTTGCGCCTATGGTGTTTAAGGAAGATAGCGCACCAGAAACGCCAGTGGTACGCCTTGTCAGCACACAAGGAACTAATAGCTACGAAATACCAGGAGCTAACTTTGATGTTTACCGCAATGCAGATAGCACCGAAACATGGTACGTTTGGGACGTTGGCACATCAATGGGTTTTACTGTTCCAGTAGGTGAGTATTATGTACAATTCACGGCAGCTACCACGCAAGTAAGCGAAGTTTTGAGCCTATGTAATATCTGCATGGGTTTTAGCCCGCGCCTTGCTATTAATTCCGTTTCAGCAGGGCCACCAGTAGAAATAAACATCGAAGAGGCTGATATAGGTAGCGATGCGGTACTATCTGAGAAGATCGGCTACGTTGTTAACGGCAATATGGTGGACTTTTCAACTACCAGTAACTACACCTTTGCCCCGCCTTTTTCCAGTTCTGACCCTTTCCACATTAGGCGGGTTGTTACAACACCTTGCGGGGTGTTTTCTGCTGACTATGCGTTATTTGTCAATAACGCTGACCCTGAGCGATCTGCTGTACTTGATTTAACCAGTGTTGACTATTCGCCAGTGGAAGACTCCAAAGGTATTTGGTACATCGAAATTGGCAATGATACCGACAGCAACAATATACCCTACGAAACAGGGTTCCGGCAGCGGTACTACTTCAAACCTACTTTCGGAGCACCAGACGCACCGGAGTCGGCTAATTTCCTGCCTAATGGTGAAGGAAAGCGCAAATTCCAGTCTACGGTAATAACGGACAACATCGTTTTTGAGATGTACCGTGTTCCTGATGTGATTAAGGCCGCTTTAACGTTCGCAAGGTCACACGATACCAAAAAGCTGGTAAATACTGTCACAGGCTTTGAAATGGATTTGGACTACTTCGATATTCAGTTTGCAGTAGCCGAAGACCGCCAATTCAATACGGCTGTTATCACTGCCGAACGTGCGCGGATTGTTCACCGGGCGTGTAATGCTAGTCTTAACCTTGTTGCGGTATGAGTGGGTTAAAAGACTTCATTGACGGTTTTAATCGTGACGTTCAGGCGTACAATGACTTTCGGGCCGAAAATGCCATTATTGCAGGTCAGGATTTGAACGCGCTGGCTTTGCTCAGGATTAACGAGCAAGGGCAAGACTTCGACGGTGAAGCATTCGACCCGTACACACCAGGATATAAAGAACAGCGGGAAAAGGATGGCTACCAAACAGCCTATAAAGACTATAACCGTACAGGCAAATTAAATGCCTCACGGATAGTAAAAGTAATTCAGCAAGACGCAAGCTCCACCACTATTGAAATTGCCGCTAATAATGATGCGGACAACGACAAATTACGTGGTGCATATAGTAGAGGCGATGAGCTATTAAGAAACTCAGACGAAGAGTACGAAATAGCCTTTGATGCCTACGACGAAAGATACATTCAAAGGATGCCCTTTTTGTTTGGGCGGTAAGATTTGCCAATGATCGAACTAGCAATAAAAACCCTAGAGCCTTTACTAATCGACTTGCCCTACATTGACAAGTACGGCGGCTTGGCTTTTACGGCCCGTCAGTACGACGAAATCTACGAAGGGACAAGCTACCGCCGCGTTAAGGCTTCTTATCCGGTACAATCGACGGTGAGCCAAATAGAATGCTGGAATGGCGGCAAATATCGTGAGCTATCCCCCAATAGCATGAATACATCTATTGTGTATTGGCGTGTTGTTCGTGAAATGCAGCAAGTACCAAGCGGGAAAGGCAATCGGATTAAGACTTTCCAGGGTTCGGCTGAGCTGGTGTTCTGGTTCAACCTAGCCAAAGCAGGCAAAACAGCAGCCAGCGGAGAAAATGACTTTGGCCGGTTCACTATTCGGCCCGAGTTTGAATTAGCAGTTACTAAGATCTTACAGGAAGACGTAAAGGTACAGGTAATAAATGCCAACTTCCCCGGCTCTTCTGTCCGGGTGGGCCGATCTACCATAAAAAGGAATGATTTGAGCCTGTTCAGCGACTACACCTACGGGCAGGACGTTGAGCAGTTTCTAATGTACCCTAACGACTTTGGGGCTATTGAATTTGAACTGTTTTTAGATATACCCGCTAAGTGCGTAGCCAACTTTGAATTGGGTGCTGACTTGGGCTGTATTACTAATCAATAAATGCAATTATGACAAAGACAAATTACTGCTGCAACCCTAGCGCAACAGATTGTAAATGCTTCCCAAATGGCGGCGGGCCGGACACTATGAAATCCCCTACCGAAGCGGAGGAACTACAAAAGCGCGTCAATGAACTAGAACGAAAGTTGGAATTTATGATGGCCTACACTGGTGCGGACAATATACCGGAAGAAAACCAGCGGGTTATTATGGGGTTGGATTAGGGTTAACGAATAAAAGAAAGCGAATGAGTAACACGAATAAAGACGGTTATTACGGTGCGTGTAAATTTCCAGAAGACGCGCACCCGCCTGAATCGCGTGAAGCGAGAGCAGAAAGAATTAAGGCACTGCGCGATTACTACAAGTATACGCCGTATGTGTTGGCTTACTGTTTCGCTGACTCAAATAGCGTTGAATATTTTTCGGAGTTTGAGCAGTTGAAAAGCAGGGTTCTTGAACTCCTAAAAGGTGAGTGCGATCAAGATGTTGACATCGTATTTGCTGGCAAGGTTTCCGAAGAATACGTATTCAATACACATACAAAAGTTGTCATAGATGGTGTGTCTACTAAGTCAGTAACGCACTACAAGGATAAGGAATAATGCTACTATCAATCACAATTGGCCTTTGGGCTTATCTATTCACGCATGAGTTAACCAGACCGGGCGAAGTGTTTTATTCCCTTGCGCGTTTATCCAACTGGTTAACAACTGCCGATAGTGAGATACAAGCTAATCCAGACGATTTGAGTGGGTACAAGCTGGCCATTTGGAAGTACACCTACTGTGAGAAGTGCCACGCGGGTATTGTTGCCTTGTTTGTCTCATTTTTTCAGGATGACATAGTACACGGCTTTACAATCATCGTCTTTGCTATGTTCACCGCACTGACTTGTAAGAATGTTTTTGAATGGATGAAAAAATAACGAAAGCTTAACAAACACTAACCCCAATGTATAGAATACTGATATTTCTTTGCATAGCAAGCAGCGTGTTACCTGCTCAGAGCTTGCCAGAATTAATACAGGAGTATGAAGACCATTGCAATGAAATTGTGCTGGACACGATACTAATTTATGGCTACTCCAACCTACTATACGTGCCCGATACGGAACGCTCAGGTAACGTGACACGGATGCGGGAAGGTACCATAACTGATACGGTCTGGATGAATGCGGTATGCCCTGTTTATCGCTATTCTGTTTTAGATGATGCAATGCACGCTTTTAATGTTGCTTGGAGCTATCCAGGGGAAATAGATCGGCCACTAAGAATCAACCCATACAACGGCCAACCAATTAATAAGGTGGAAGGAACTAAGATTTGCGAAGTGAAACGGCGGGAAATACAACCTTTCTCTAATCACTTTTGGAACTGGCTAAAACACTACAATGACTAAAGGAATATTTATACCCATCGACGGGCAAGAAAGCCAAGTAGAGGCCATTAAAACAGCGTTAGGCGAAAGTGGGCTAACCTTTACTGAGCTACAACCAAGTAAGCCACAGATAAAACGATTGCCGCGCCTTGCAAATGGTCAGATAAGCAGCGTATTTGTTGCCAACGGCACAAAGTACACATTTGTCAACCCTAAAGACGGAATTGGCATAGCCCGGTATACCACAATGGCTCAACTGCTAATCCCTTTTATGAATGGCAAGCGTTCATTTGAAGAGATACAACAGTATTGGCTAAATGCTGCTAACGAAATGTGGGCAATACAGCCGGGCAGTGATCCGCTAAAGGCGCTACAATCGGCTCAACACCTGTTTACGCGCAAGATATATTCCTTTGTTGACGCAATGGGTGACATTAGCAAAGAACGCTATGACCTGTCCATGTATATTTGTGCGGTCTTCATCATTCGGGAAGGAGAAGATATGAGGCGGTACAACTTTGCCGAAGCCGAAAGCAAAATTGAGGACTGGATAGAAGAAGGATATACGCCGGAGGATTTTTTCGGCATTGCTTCGGACTTGTCAAATACATTCAAAAGCGAGTTCGAGGCGAAAAAGGAAGCGGTAAGAAGTCAGTTAGAGCTAGCGAAGATGTTCGGGAATACTCCATCGGCAGAAATGGAAGGCTAGAGATAAAGGACTTAGCGCAAGAAATGCAGCTTAATGCCCGTCTTTCGGTTGAGCTTGTTTGCGCCTATTCAAAGTTCACAGAATCCGAAGTGCTTACTATGCCTATTTGGGATTTCATGTACTACTTTGAACGGGCGCAAGCTCAGGCGGCTAAGGATAAGGAAAGGGCTAGGGCAGGGCGTTGAGGATTTTGTCTATTCCTATGGCTAAAGTTAGCCCGACAATAAACATTAATGAAATCAGCGTAGCTAATATAATGTTAGTTGTAAATCTTAATTGATTTGTAACGTGTTCCTTTATCTCGTTAAATTGTTCGTCTGTCATTGCTACTTATATTTATCGTAAGCCTCAATTCTCCCACCTGTAATAGACATAAAGTCTTCAAATGAATTAATAGGCACTACTGCTGTAACCCAAATCTTAGCGTCCGGGTAAATTCCTTTAAGGTGTCTTTGTGCCTTCATTGCTTCCGCGTGACTGCTGAATGTTGCCAGTGTTTGCGGTGCGAAAGCTTGGTATTTTAGTTCGTACATGATTATACAACTTTGTCTTTGATTAACTGATTTGTCCAGATGAAATACCCGACGAAAAAAGCAAGGTCTGCTGTTTCTAGCTTTGACCATTCGGCTATTCCTGCTCCGAATAGATCAAGTATACCAACCAAAGCCAAAGAGAACACCATAAATGTGCAAAGCAGCCAAAATAAGCCTTGGATTAGCCTGTATGTTATGTTATCCATCTGATAGGTATTTCTTCTTGTAATCTTTTATCGCATCATCTGCTTTGTCTGTCGCTTGCCACCATATTCCATTTGCATATTCAACTTTTATGGCTAAACCTTTGCGGCTTAGTGCATTTAATGTTCTTTTATTTGTACCATTGCATTCCTCTACCGGCCATCCATTATCGTCTATAAGGTCGGTAAGGTGATTGTATTGAGTATTGTTTATTCCCATCGTCTAAATATCTAGTTCATCAATCAATCTAATAATCTCACTAAAGCTCAGTTCTTTAAAGTCTGGCTTCTGTCCTGGTGTGTGGCAGTACAACAGTAGGCCAGTGCGCGAACACCAAACGCATTTGTTTTGCACGTACCAGTCGTGAGTAAACCAGTCTCTAACCTTTGAGGCAATTAGTGTTAGGCTCATTACGCCATTTCGTTTCGTAGCTCATTGAGCATGTTAGCTAATTGTTTCTCTACAATCATTGTAGCCTCAATCATTGCGGCTTGTTCGCTGTCAGCATGAGGGGTTGTGAGTTGCTTGCAGCTAATACCTAGCTCCCTACAGTGCATTACCCACATGTCAGGGTAGTAAATGTGCTGGTTAGTTACCTCAATGCGCAGGCTCTTGGTTTGGAGTGTTCCGTCTTTGATGTTCATTGTTTAAATATTGAATATTCCAGACAAGTACAAAAGAGCAGCCAGTGAGGCAAAGCCTAGTAAGTGTCCGACCTTTGATACCATTGATTGTTTCACGCCAGATTTGCAGTTATATATAACCCAATCGCCAATGTTTCTAAGGGATATTACTGCCAGTATGCACATGATTATTTGTTGTTCCATTACGCCACATCATTTAAGTGATTAATACGGTCTATCTCTTGCTCTACGACAAGCTTTACCGTTTTGCTATAGTTGCCATCCAACACCTTACGAAGTGGCTGCAAACGCGCCGCCTGTTCGCTGTATGATGCAAACTTGGCAACTTCTGCTTTGTCCTTTGCTAGTCGGAAGGTAGAATAGGGCCGACCGCCGTGTTTCCGACTGCCTACACCCACTAGCAGACCTTTACGAACCAGTTCTCCGACTCGTGCGCCGATGGTGTTTACCCGGTCGATGCTGGTAAGCTCTTTGATTTGGTGTGTGCTGAGCACTTGCCCTGGGTTGAAGCACTTTAGAATTTCTTCCTGCTGCTTGGTCAATGCGCCACTTTCTACAAGTGTGCGGTATGCGTGTTCGCTGTTATTCATTGCTAGTGTTTTCGATGTTTTTGAATATTTCCCAAAACTCTGTCAGGTCAGAATCAGAGGTTGTGTACAATGCGCAATAGCCTACCATTAGTCTATCTAATTTGTCGTAGGCGTATGGGCTTACGAATAACCTGTCTTTACCATACTCTACTATGGCCTTGTTGTATAATCCCAACTCTTCCAGTTTAAAGTTGGTTAGTAGCTTGGTTTCATGTTCACTGTTATTCATCCTTCAAATCGTTTGTTCTCCCATGTTGCCCAAATAGCAAGGGCAAAAAGAGAAAGGTTTAGAATTGTTGTTGCTGTCATCGAATTTTATCTTGTGTCAGGTGTGGTATTGTCTTGCCTTCAAGCTTTTTAAGCCCTGTAAGTGCATCATCTTTAGTTAACCCTTGCGGCAGTGGCTTGTCTTCGCCATCGTACAGCCATACAGCTAAAGATTCAGCGTCGGTCAAACCAAAGCGGCGGGCGTAAATTTGGAATGCTGCCGATAGTAGATTTACGCCACTTCCGGTTATTACCATGCCATTTGCTAGTTTGTGTACTTCCATTATTTTCGGTTTCTAATTTCATCTTGATATGCTTCTACAATGAATTTTGCACCTGAGATCAAAACAGCCTTAGCTCCTTCGCTTTCAAGGCGTTCAACTCGTGCTTTAGCTCGTTCGAGTCCGCTTTTTAGCTGTTCAATAGATAATCCTTCATAATTGAAGTCTGCCGGAAAGTTTGCTTGTTCCATTGTTCCTTTCTTTGCGCTTAAAGTAGGAGAGCCGAAGCCCTCCCCCTACGAGCGATTGTTAATAATGTTCTTATGCGGCCCTTGCGTCAAGCGGTGTATCTAGCCGCTCTTTGCGATTAATTGAGCCTTTTTTATCCATGTAGATTAGGTTGTTAACCTCTAGTGATTGCAGGTATTTACGAGCCAGCTTTACCCGCTCAATAATTTGCTGTTCGGCGCTTTCTTCGTACGGGAAGTAGTAAGCCTTAACCCGCAAGTCATTTGGAAGATTTGAATAGGTGTGCTTTGCCTTAACTTCTAGGTACAGGTCTTCGTCAACCTCTTCCATGCCCCTAATCTTGGCTTGTATGTAGCACTCTTTGATTAGCATATCTTCGGGCATATCCATAAGGGTGTATACTAGCACGTATTCACGTCGTCCGGTCAATATCATATAGCCCTGGCCTTGCCACCAATAGTCAGTGTTGGGTTCATCATCGAATAGCGGAAAGGTGAAGCAATCCCAACTACACTTGTTGTCAATTACCACATTAGGCAGAAGTACGTCGCATTCGCCTTCAATGTATTCGTTTCGCAAACGTGGGCCTTCGTACTTTTCCAAATAGCCGTACCCTAGTGCTTCGGCGATA